ATAGTCATAATTAAGTCCAATCAGAAAATTTATTCAAACGGTTTTGTTTAGCGGCAGTCTCAAACTGCTCGTATGTATCTTCTTCAGCAGCATCGAGGATAGACTCAGTTGCTTCAGAATCGTCAACATTATAGAGCTTCATCTTCGCTCTGTCAATACCAACAGTAAATCTCTTGTAGAAGGAGAGATCATTATATCTGTTCTTGAGTTGCTTGACCATGATCCTACCAGATTGTTCAAGTTCCTCAGTAGAGATAAGAGCAAACATAAAGTCAGCAGTGGCAGGAAGCCCAAAAGACTCACTGGTGTCGGTAAGATCGACATCACTATTGCCAAAACCACTCCTAGTAGTTTGAGTAGCAGAAACAACTGGAACGTTGTGCTCAACAGCAAGTCCACGAAGTTCTTCTGCAATAGCTTTAACATATGTATACGAGTTAACAATATGTCCCTTGTAACGAGACGAGGCACATATATTTAAGTAGTCAACAAAGATAATATCTGGTTTGAAATATTTCTTAAGACTTAACTCGTTCAACAATGCTTTGAAATGACCAGCGTGAGCCGATGCTGTAGGATATTCTTTGATAATAAGTTTACCCTGTGTCTTCTTTGCCAGTTCGTTAATCCTACTAGTGAATACAGACTCAGGAATAGTTCCGATGTCTTTGATGTTAACGTCAAGTAAGTTAGCATCAATACGTTCGGCAATCTTTTCCTCTGCCATTTCACAGGTAATGTATAGAACATTATATCCCTGTGAGATACAAGCAGCGGCATGATCACACATAGCGAGAGACTTACCTACACCAGTGCCTGCCAAGATTACATTAAGTGTCTTCTTGGGAAGACCACCTTTAGTGATAGTGTTCATCTTATCTAGATGAAATGGAATCTTATCTTCCTTTAGATGATAGAAATCAAATCGTTCATTGGCATTCTCGAAGTAGTCGTGACCTACATGTTCATCGAACGATACTGCCAGGGCCTCTTGGAGTATGCTTGGGATCGCGTCCTTTGATACTTTCTGTTCACCTCCATCCGCAATCTTGATGGATTCGAGTAGAGCGAGATAGATTGCTCTGTCCTTACACCACTTCTCTGTGGTGTCAAGTAACCATTCGTATTCGATAGGGTCATCCGTGAACTCCTTGATTGCTTTAATAGCATCTTGATAGGTTTCTTCATTAAGGTCTTTCCTACCCTGAAGATTGATGATAATAACCTCATCAGTTGGCGGCATGTTGTACTTACTAGCGAAGTCCCAAACCTCCTCATAGATAATCTTTTCATGATATGATTCAAAATAATCTGGTTTAACAAATGGGACTACTTTCCGATAGTAATCTTCATTACAAAATAGATTACGTAAAATAGTAGTCTCAGTCCTCTCCATCAATAGTCTCCTCCTCTCCAGTGCCGTACAACATTTCTTGCTTTACTACTTCATCGATAGCTTCTAAAACCTCTTGAGTAAAAAACTGTTCTGGTTCTTGTAAGATCGTCTTTCCGTAGTATTTTTTGCCATCGATTTCGAAGCGAGTGCCAGACTTACCCCACACGCCTGCCTTGACTGCGTATTCTTCCAGACCATAATACTTGTCCAGTCCACGATTATCAAAGAACAGGCGAGTTTCTACCTGAGAGTTTTCCCTTGTCAGACGAGACTTCTTAGCCTTGCAGCGGATAATGTTTCCGACTTGATCCGTTCCATCTTTTTCCTTTCTCTTTCCGAGAAATATGACTGTGCTAGCAGAATACTTGAGTCCGCTACCTCCTCCCATTTCCTCTTCAGGATACATAGCACCGATTTTGTCATAGGTATGATTGGTAAAGATCATTGGTACATTAGCCTTGCCACACTTGAGTGTCAAGACCCTGAAAGCTCCCTTAACAAGTTGAGTTTTAGTCATGTCACGCTTTTCATTACCAGCTGCCATGTCTGTCATCTCCTTGGTGGTGGAGAGCATCCCCAGAGAGTCTAGCACAAACATCATGGGTTTACGCTCATCTTTAGGAACGTCTAAGTATTTGTCCAGGATCCTGACCGCCTCTGTCCTGAACTCTTCGATGGTAGCGACAGGGAAGATGATCATACGACGTGAGTCAATACCACGACTCTCAATCATATCCCTAGAAATAGCAGACTCCGATTCAAAGTAAATAACACCAGCTTCAGGATTACTATCAAGGAAATGACGTACAACACTGAGAGCATAAAAAGTCTTTCCGGTGCCAGACGGTCCCGCCAATGCTGTAATTTTATTGGAAGGAAGACCTCCGAAAATAGAACCGCTAACCACGGCATTAAAGAGGTAAGACCCAGTATCAATATAACCTGAGACATCACCAGCAGCGACACCTTCACTAACAAAACCAGCGTATTCATTTTTGCTGTCCTTGATCACTTGGGAGAGAAAATCCATATTAATAAAAAGTATCTAATGATTGTACACGATCTGTTTGCCACCCAATAGCATCCAAGACTTTACGAAGTGGTTCAAGAAAAGATTTCTCAAACTGTGTCTTGTAGTCTACATACTTATCAAGTTGTAGTTCTTTAGGAATCTCTTGGAAGAATCCAATAACATTCTCTTTGATTGGGTTAGGAGTTTTGAGATAGATAAACTTAATCTTCTCACCTTCTTGAATGAGTTGATATTTGTTATCTATCTTGTTTTGTTTGACGTAGTGATTATAAAGTAATGCTGCCCTGACTTGAATAGGAACAGCTTTCTCCTTAGTGTATATTGTATGATGATTCCCGTAAGTTGTCAATCCATTACAACCACGGGGGAAAGCAATATCAGTATAGTTTTGATTTCTAGTATCACACTTTACCTTCTTGATGAAGGAAAAGATAGCATTGTTGTCTTGTGTCAAAATGATATCAAAAGCTTCCTTCAGATTATTACGGAAGAACTGAGGAGTGGATGAACGTTGAGTATCCATACCACAGATCTTCATCTTCGGTTGGTTATAACGGACACCTTCACTATCCCATACGTTGAGAACATAACGCTTCTTCGCTTTCCAGAATCCACGCTCGGCAATGTTCTCCCTCTTCATCTTCATCTTCTGATCATAAGCCGATACATATCGAGCCAGTTTCTCGTAACTATTCTCGATGAACGGTTCCAGTTTCTCCTGAGAGATCGTGTCCAGTATGTTAACAATCTTGATCTTATCGTGAGAAATATCACCATAAAATTTATCAACAAGAGGTCCAAGATTAAGATAGATTGAATCTGTATCGGCAGCGATGACATAATCTACTTTCTCCGTTTGCAATATCTTATTTAGATATTCGTTAATGTCGTTTGCTACCCACTGGATAGAGAGTTGACCGCCCAAAGTGATTGCCTCAGCAATGTCCAAACGATAGTAACGGAAGTGTTCGTTGCCGATAGCACCATAAGCAGAGTTCAGTTGGATCTTACGTGCCATCTGAATGTTGTTACAGCGAGCAATCTCTTTCTTAAGAGCGAGCGTAGGAGTCTTCTCATACTGCTGCTTTGCCTCAAGCATCTTCTTCTTGTAGATGGTCCGTTCATCGTAGATCTTCTCCATCAGTTCAGGCAGGAACCCACGGTAGGTGGTGTCATAGAACGTGCCGTTAGCACACACTGTCTGCCCCTGTAAGTCCTCCAGATTGATCTCCTTGGCAAGCAGACGGTCCACGTTGGCGGAGGGGTGCTTGTGTGGCAGGAGGGTCTCTGGGGAGATGTTGTATTGCATGATCAGGTGGGGATACAGACTGTTCAAGTCAAAGTTCACCACCCAGTCATACAGACCAGGAACAGGTTCCTTCACATAGGCACCAGCATACTTCTCACTCTTTGTGGCACTCTCTTTCTTAGGAGGAATGACAATACCTTTCTTGTGTAGATACACATAGATGATGTTATCCCACATACGAACCTGAGAATACACATCCTCAAAGTTGACCTTGGCATCGTATGCCATGCTGACAGCAAGCTCTAGCAACTTCATCTTGTCATCCAACTGATCAACCAGTCGAACGTCATGAATGTTGTATTCAATAAACTTCTGCCAGTTGTTAGTGTAGAACTCCTTGAAGGTGTCATACTCACTGTGATCCAGTTTGTTGGCACCCAGTTCTACCTCACAGATATAATCTAGACGATAAGATGCCTGGTTAGTGTAAGTAAACTTACGATACAGTTCTAGATAATCAAGTGTGGAAATACCAGAGATGTCATAGGCAATCTCTTTCTTACCCTTGATGTAAATCTCACGGCGAAGAATAGCTTTCCATGGCGATAGAAGACGTGCCTCTTTCTCTCCAAGAATACGCTCGATCCTATGAATGATGTATGGCATATCGAACAGTTGGACATTCCATCCCGTGATGATATCAGGGAAATCAGATGCCCACCAATGGATGAATGCCTTCAGCAATCCAACCTCGGTATCAAAGTGCATATAGGTAACCCTGGGATCATCATTGTCAAATGGTTTAGCACCAAAGACAGTAATGTTCCCAGAGCAACTATCCTTTACGCTGATAGCAAGGATCTCCTGGTCCGCTGAAGCAATGTCAGGGAATCCATTTTCAGCAGCAGTTTCGATATCAATGTTGAACACACGGATATCTTTCATGTCATAGTCAATATAATCCTGAGGGTATTCCTGTAGG